CTTTTGGCTTCTTAACATCGGAGGAGAAGTCCGAGGCGAAGAGGTTGAGCGCGCTGAGGCGCTTGCTGAGGACGGTTTTGGTCTGCTGAGCGATGGAGTCAGCAACCAGGGCGCTGTCGAATGTATTAGGCATTTTGGTGGTGTTGGGTTGGTGGTTGGGTTCTCCTTGGCTCAGGCCTTGGAAATTTTATTGCGGTGAGCCCAGATAAGGGCCTTGTGTTTCTCGAAGAGGAGCGAGGCGGCTTTGCGGTCGCCGGCCTCGACTGCGGCCAGATACTCGGCAACGGGATCGGATGCCTCTGGCGCGGAATTTTCGATGACAGGGACGACGCGGGCAGGAGCGAGGCCGAGGCTGCGCTCGAGGCGGGCGAGGTCTTGGGTGACGCTGTCGAACTTCGCCTTGTAGGCGGAGGCTTCGGCGAGGGCGCTGTCGAGCTTCGCGGAAAGTTCGTTGTATTTGGCGAGGATGGAGTCGGCGGCGCTGGCCTTGGCTTGCGGCTCGGCGACTTCTTCGGCGGGGATTTCCTCAACGACTTCCTCGGCGGCGGGAGTCTCGACGACTTCGACGGCGGGCTGGTCGGCGGGGGCGGATTCGCTCACGATGCTGGCCTCGGGGGTCTCGACGACCTCGGGCTGTTCGGGCGTTTCGGTGACTACTGGTTCGGTCATGCCCTTGGCGAATTTGTCAAATCGCGCGCGCAAACTCTCCGGTGTGGCGGTGGCTGCGGCGGCGACGCCTTCCTCGATGGCGTCGGCGAATCCGAGGGCCACGGCTTCGACGGCATCGAGCCAGGTCTCGGCGTCCATCATCTCGGCGACTTGGTTTTGCTCCATGCCTGTTTTTCGGACATAGGCGTTGACGAGGGTGGACTTGAGCTTGTCGAGGAGGTCGGCTTCTTTGCGGAGCTGGTCGGCATCGCCAGCAGAAATCGTCCACGGATTGTGGATCATCATGAGGGCGTTGTCGGCGATGTAGACCGGAGCGCCTGCCATGGCGATGACGCTGGCCATCGAGGCGGCGAGGGCGTCGATATGGACGGTCAGCCCGCCTTTGTGGCGGCGAAGTGAGTTGTAGATGGCGGAACCTTCGATAACCGATCCACCGGGTGAATTGATCCGAAGATGGATGTGCTGGCCGTCGAGCTTGGCGAGGTCTGAGAGGAACTCTTTTGAGCCTGCGCCGAAAGCACCGACCTCATCGTAGAGATGAATCGTTGCCGTGCCGTCGTTGGATTTTTCCAAAGCATAAAATTTGGTCATGATGGGATTGGGGTTGAGGTGAGTTGGCTTTGCTGGTTGGGGAAGACTTGGCCGAGGTCGAGGCCGAGGGCTTCGCACTTGGCTTTGCGGCGGATGTAGGCGGCGAGGATGTCGTCCTCTTCAGCTTCGGCATCGAGGCCGTGCATGTTGCAGTAGCGCTCCCAGCTCAGATAACCGGAGTCGAGGAGTTGGGCGTAGAGGCGGCCGTCGCGGCCGTTGTCAACGGTGATCTTGCGGGGCGTGACCCACTCGACGCGCCACCAATCATCTCCGGGATATGGCAGGCGACCGGCTTGGATTTCCTGATAAATCCAATACTTCCACGCAGGGAAACAAAACTGATCGATGACCATCTGCTGGATGCGGTCGAGGAAGTTCTGCGCGACCTCGAGGAGGGCGCGGGTCTCGGTGCCTGCGAGGCCGACGAGGAGCATGAGCGCCTCGGGCGGAACGCCGATGGCGCGGGCGATGTCGCTCGTGTAGTCGCGCATGAGCGGCTCGAACGCGGGGCCCGGGATTTCGTTTTTGAAACTTTGAATGTTTTCGCCTGGCTTGAGGCGGGGGATAAGCGTGCCGTTGTAAAGGTTGTCGGTGGTGATTTCCTCCCCGGCGGCGTTGGTGATTTTCCCAGCGCCGAGGCCGATCTTCACGGCTTCGTTGCTGGTGATGGAATAGCCGATCTGGCTCCCGGCTTTGAACGCGCCTTTCACATAGGCTTTTGTCTCGCTTTGGTCTTGCGCGGGGATGATGGCGGAGTGGAGCCACGAGACTCCGCGCGGCTGGCCGATCCGGCGGACATGGCGGATGTGCATCCTGTCATCGGCGGGGACATCGACATACTTCCCATTGGTGCGGTCGGTGATGACGCGGTAGCTGCGGGGTGCGCCGAAGCGGTCGAGGAGCAGGCCGTCGAATGCGTAGTCGGGGGAGTTCAGCGTATTGCCGACGCTCTCGCCACCGATGAAGCGGAAGCGCGCGCCGTCGGTGCCGGTGACGAGTTTTTGCGCGAAGACATCGCCGTCGAGTGCGACCTGGCGGACGATGAGGCTTTGCGCGCTGTAGAAATTGACGGAGTCGCTGGCGTCGAACGCCCAGGCTTCTCCGCAGGCGCGGTCCTCGAAATGGCGCTCGGCGATGCGGTTCCACGCTGGGTCGGTCGTGCGGGCTTTTGGAACAATGCCGAGGCCGATGGCGCGTTGAGCGATGTGCTCGATGATGTAGGTGACAGAGGGGATGTTGTTGTAGAGCCAGCGGGCTTTGCGGATGAGTTCCTCGCGGGTGCGGGGCGTGACTTCGCGCTGGGGGTCAACGGTGTTGACGAAAATCAAGCTGCGGGCGGGCGAGTGCTCGGCGGCTTCGAAGGCGGCGGCTTTGGCGTCGAGTTTGCGCGGGCGGCCGGCACCGGGGCGAGTGCCTCCCCATCCACTTGATTTCTTGATTTTCGAGGGCATTGCCCTCGGCGGCGTGTCAAACGGGGGATGTCACCGCGCCGAAGTTGGCGAAGGTGCCGAGCTGGCGGCCGTGGGGCCCTTCGGAGAGGAGTTCTTCGACGGCTTGGAGGAGGAGCCACTTCGGGAACGAAATCTGTCCGGCGCTGCTTGCGCCTTCGCTGCCGAGGGATGTGATGACGACTTCCTCGGTGGCGCTGGCGAATGTCGAGAGCGCGAGGGCTTCGAGTTCGGCGGTGGTCTTGGTGCGGCGGAGGAAGGATTTAACGCCGCTGATTTTGTCGAGGTCGGTCACGCCGGAGGGGGCGTGTCAAAAGAAGAATCTCCCGCAGAGGCGCGGAGACGCAGAGGGGGGATTTGCGGAATTTGGCAAATCTGTCGGCGGGATGTTTAGATTTTGCCTTAAAACTCAAGCTTGGCTGGAAGTTTGGCTACAATTTCGACTCGATGTATTTCCCGCGCGATTGGTCGCCTCGGGAAAAGTTAGGACATCCCGAAGATTTTCATAAGGTCTGCAACGGCGGCGGGGTTCTCTGGCTGAGGGGTCGGCTCGTGTTCCTCTTCGCCTTCGTGAATGGCCAAGTCCCATGTCTGGTCGAACATCTTGCGGAGGCCGCGCGTTGACAAAGTAACATTGCCATCGCGCTCGAATGCGGGATTCTTTGCCACATATATTTTCCAGAGTTGGGATTTTTTCACGGCGTCAGTTTTTTAGAATGTGCCAGGCGATGTGGCAGAGTTTCAGCGCGTCCATGTAGTGATCTTGGGCGACGGATTTCCAGATGAGGTCGGTGCCGCTGGCGGTCTTGCGGGGGACGAGGCGTTGGCCGCTGAGGCCGCGCAGGAAGTCTTCGCTGACATCGGCGGGGATGCGAACCGGGGGCTTGGCGTTGCGGATGCGGTCGGTGAAGAGTTCGGTTTTGATGGCGTGGTCCACGAAGGTGTAGAGGACGATACCGGGGAATTCGGGGATCGTGGTGCGGGAGATTTTGGAGCCAAAGGTCGCGCCCGATCCTTTGGCGGGGTGGTAGAATCCGGCGGAGGATTGGCAGGCGGCATACACGCGGAAGGTGGCGAAGCCGGAATCGAGGAGGCCGCACTCGGGGGCGACCTTTTGGCCGCTGGGCGTGGTGTATTCACGGCGGGGGGCGTCGAGGAGAAGATCCTCGATGGCGAGGGTGGTGCCGTAGTCGAGGACATGGCTTGAGCCGTCTTCGGCGAAGGCGGTCGTTACCCAATGCTGTTTGTCCTGGCCGATGTCGGCGCAGGTGACAATGACGCGGGGCTCGATCGGGCAGGATCCGCGTTGGTAGTCGCCACGGAGGGCGAGGATGTTCGACTCGCCGATCGAGGTTTCGATCTGCTCCCACGGCATGGCCATGGTGGAGTTCGTGAAATCTTGGAGGCCGTTGATCGTTCCTTTGTCGCGGAGGAATTTGATGGCGAGGGCGCCGAAGGTGCAACTCCGCCACGGCGCGTAAAGGGAATTGAGGTGGAAGGATCGGAAGCCGCGTTGCGCGGTGGGGTTGGTGGCTTGCCATTTTCCCTCACCAAGCATTTCCATTTTCTGGCCGTCATTGATTTCGCCGCCGCACCGTTGGCACAGGTAATGCGCGGACTCTTCGACGCGTGCCATGTTCCACTTGCCGGCCTCCTTGGCGGTGGCGTCCCACTTCACTTGCTCCCAGAGGAGCTCGATGCGCTCGTGGCAATGCGGACACTCAAGCATGAATTTCTCCTGCGTGCCTTTCAAAAACTCCTGCCAGATTGCGCCGTCGGGCGTGGTTGGCGTGCTGGTCTTGACGCGGAGCGCGCCGACGAAACTCTTCGTGCGGTTCTCGGCGAGGAAGAGGGCGGAGGTTTCGCTGTCGGTCTCGCGGGCGAATTTGTCCACTTCGTCCATGAGGAGGAGACCGGCGGGGCGGCTGGCGAGGTTCGCGGGGGAGTTGCTGCCGACGAAGACGAGGGAGCATCTGGAAAAATGCTGCTCGAGGTTTTTGAATTTGTGCCGGTCGCTGGGGATTTGCTCGCGGAGCGTGGCGCTGTCCTCGAAGAGCGGGAGCCAGCGGGTTTCGGAAAAGGATCGGGCGAGGCCTTCGGTTGGCATGACCCAGACGACGGGCTGGGGTTTGTTGACGATCCGCCAGGCGGTGCCTGCTTGGACCATCGTGGTCTTGCCGGTCTGCGTGCCGAAGACGAGCACGAGGTCGCTGACATCGACATCGCCGAAACACTCGAGCGGCTCGCGGAGGTAGGGGGTGAGGCGGGTCGAGAAGTTGCCGGGGCTTTGAGTCTGGCGCTCGGAAAGAATGACTTCGTCGGCGCACCACTCATTCACCGTGCGGATGTCGATAGGGGCAAGAATCGCCTCGACCGCCTGCGCTACGGTTGGAAGCCCTTTGGCCATACATTTGCTCTCATGGTTTCGATAAGCCGGGAGCACCACTCCAACAGGGATCGCTCAATTTCCTTTTGAGGCTGTCCAACGATTCGCGGTGCCATGGTCTTCGGCATGACATCAATGACTTGCCGCGCCGCGCCAAAGGTTCGCTGAAACATGGCGATGGCGTCGTCAGAAAAAACCGTGATTTGCATTAGCCTCTCCCACTCGGCGTGATCTTTCTGCGCTTTGACGCGGTTGTTCCGCGCGGCAATATAAACGCCGTTGGCTTTTCGGTAGTCCTCAATACTGCCGTTATTCAGTTCGATCTCCTTGCGCTTCTGGTGCGCGGAATCCTCTGCCTCAATGGCTCGTTTCAACGAAAGATCTGGAGTGTTTGCCGACTCGACAGGTTTAGTCTCCTTAAATGATACCGGAGGGGCGGTAGGGATGGCCGGCGGGGCGGAGACCTTTGGCGCCGCTGGTGGTGGAATCGGATCACGCTTGTCCTTGCGGTTGCGCGGCGGTGCATTGACCGCACGCCATGCGTTTGCGGCGTCCACACTGCTGGTCGGCATGCCGCGCTTGACCAGCATGGAGACGAGTCCCTTTGTGCACCCGAGTTGTTTAGAGAGTTCAGTAACGCCCACGCTATTGAACAGGCGTCAAATATTGAAC